GTGATCCGCGAAGCGATACGGCGCGAACTCGTAAAGTGCCGCGACAAACACAACGATTATGTCCTCGTTACCATACAGCCGCCGAAGCGCCCGCGCACGACGGGAGACGGATCGCAAAATCATCACCTCAATGGCCATATCATGCAGATATGCGCCGAAACGGGAAACGACTACGACGCGGTAAAAAACGCCGTGAAAATGCTTGCGGTTGAACAGATGGGTTATCCGTATACGGATTTTCACGGGGTGATTACCCCGAAAGGCGAAAGCGAAAGCAGTACCGACGAATGCGCGAAACTCATTGAAGCCGCGCACATACTCGCGGCGGATTTGGGAATAATTTTGAAAGAGGACTGAAATGGAGCGCATAAAATTATTTAACGACCATTTTCAAAATTATAAAGTGTACGGCATTCCGAAAGCGCAGCTTATTATTGCCGATATCCCGTACAACATCGGAAATAACGCATACGGAAGTAATCCGCAATGGTACATAGACGGCGATAATAAGAACGGCGAATCGGAACTTGCGGGCAAACAGTTTTTCGATACCGACAAAGATTTTCGCCATCCGGAGTTTATGCACTTTTGCAATAGGATGTTAATCAAAGAGCCGAAAGAGCGAGGAAAGGCTCCGTGCATGATTGTATTTTGTGCGTTTGAACAGCAATTCCAGCTTATCGAACTTGCGAGGGAATACGGGCTTAATAATTATATCAATCTTGTTTTTCGGAAAAACTTTTCGGCGCAAGTTTTAAAAGCGAATATGCGTATCGTCGGAAACTGCGAATATGCCGTGCTGTTCTACCGCGACAAGCTCCCGAAATTTAATAATAACGGCAAAATGATTTTTAATTGTCTTGACTGGGAGCGGGACAACATAACTCCGAAAGTACACCCGACACAAAAGCCTATCGGTGTGATTGAAAATCTTATCCGCATATTTACCGACGAGAATGATGTCGTAATCGATCCGGTTGCGGGAAGCGGCGTAACGCTTTTAGCGGCTAAAAATCTCGGGCGGCGGGCATACGGGTTTGAGATAAAGAAAGATTTTTACAAAGTCGCGAATGAAAAGATTTTGACGTCGACGAAACCGTATTTATTTTGTTAAGGATGAGAAATGACATATCTGTCCGTTTGTTCGGGAATAGAAGCCGCTTCCGTCGCATGGGAGCCGTTAGGCTGGAAAGCGATCGGCTTTTCGGAAATCGAGCCGTTTTCGTGCGAGTTATTAAAACAAAAATATCCGCACGTAAAAAACTATGGAGATATTACGCAGTATGAAAACTGGGACATCGGACAATTTGACGTTTTGGTCGGCGGAACACCTTGCCAGTCTTTCAGCGTCGCGGGAAAGCGAGGCGGAACAAATGATATCAGAGGACGCCTCATGTATTCCTATTTGGGAATTGTGGAAAAATATAAACCCCGTTGGGTTGTATGGGAAAACGTACCCGGCGTTTTATCTTCGAACAGCGGATATGATTTTACGACCTTCGTTGCAGGGCTGGAAGAATGCGGGTATGGGTGGGCGTACAGGGTGCTTGACGCTCAATACTTCGGAGTCCCCCAACGACGCCGTCGAGTCTTCGTTATCGGACATATTGATTACAGGACATACCTTGCCTCAAAAGTATTATTTGAGCAAGAAAGCCTGCGCGGGAATATTACGTCGCGCGCAGAAGCGAAAAAGGAAACTTCCGGCGCTATTGGAAAAAGCATTAACTATTTCCGTCGCGGGGGAAATTACAAATATCACGTAGATAAGAAATCATCCACGTTGAGGTGTACTGCTGCTAATGATTGTTTCGATTTAGTTTTAGATAAAGCCTTAATACGCCGCCTTACTCCGGTTGAATGCGAGCGGCTACAGGGCTTCCCCGATAACTGGACACGGATTAGCTGGCGCGGTAAACCGTCTAGCCAATGTCCCGACACTCCGCGATATAAAGCGATCGGAAACAGTATGGCTGTGCCGGTAATGCGGTGGATTGGGGAAAGGATTGAAAAACATGATTAGCGAAACACACAACATTGATTGTATGAAGTATATGAGGAATTGCCCCGATAAACAATTCGAGCTCGCTATTGTTGATCCGCCTTATGGGATAGGTGAAGATTGGAAAAGAAGAAACAAGGGTGCCATTTTTAAACAAACGTCATATAAAAACGATGCTATCCCAAACGCTGAATATTTTAAAGAGCTTAAACGTGTTTCAAAAAATCAAATTATTTTTGGGTACAATTATTATACGCGATATCTCGGTAGTACAAATTATTTGATTGTCTGGGACAAACAATCGGCAAATAATCAAGTTATGCGTTATTCGAAATGCGAAATAGCTTATTCCAGCATTAAAATTCCATGCAATATTGTATCAATCGCTTGGGACGGCTACAGGATGGGGACAGAAACAGGACAAAAGAAAATTCACCCACATCAAAAACCTGTAGCATTGTATAAATGGATTTTGAAAAACTACGCAAAAAAAGGCGATACGATTTTAGATACGCATCTTGGCTCCGGCTCTTCAAGAATTGCCGCCTACGATATGGGCTTCGATTTTGTCGGATGCGAGATAGATAATTATTATTTTGATGCGCAAGAAAAACGGTACAAAGACCATATAGCGCAACACAATTTATTTGAATTTGTAGGGGGCGTATGCGTATGACGGAACAGCAAATGCAACAGCGTCGATATGCGCTCGCAATAAGTGGCGGGGTGTGCGAAGTGTGTGGCGCGCCTCTCGGAGCAAGAGCGCAGGGCGCGCACCATATCGGAAACACGAAAGCAAACCGCGCGAAATACGGCGATTTTGTTATCGATCATCGATACAACATCGGGATGACGTGCAGTCTAAAATGCAACGCCGCACTCGATATAAGCCGCGACGACGGGAAATGTATCGCGCTCTGTAAAAAGATATACGACACTGAATTATTAAAATATAAGGGTAAATAAATGAAAATAATTGTTATTAAGATTATAGACAAGACGGTGTATCTTTTATCTCTTTTGTTTGGAATGATTGCATGGGTGCCAATGTTGATAGCTGGGGGGCTTACATTGATTTTAGATTGGACGGATAACAAACTGTCCGAATACGAAGACAGCAAAAGGACAAAACGGGGGTAAATAAATGAAATCACGCGTACTGTATTTATCCGGCGCAATAACGAACAACCCGAACTACAAGCGGGATTTTGAAAAAGCATACAAAGACTTAACCGACGTGGGTTATACCGTAGTATCGCCGATTGATATTTGCGACGACAAATGGAGCTGGAGTACGTGTATGCGCCGCTGTATCGAAGTGCTGGTAACGCAATGCGATGCCGTTGCGATTATCCCGCCGGAGTACGATTCGGTGGGAATGGAGCTTGAAATGCAAATAGCCGAGCGGCTTGGTATGCCGGTAAAAACGGTTGAAACTTGGATAAAAGAGGGAAAAAATGAGCGATAAAATAAAACTTTACGAAGTCAAGAAAGGTTATTGCAAAAACGGTGATTATTATATGGCGTGGAGTTTGTACAACAAATGGACAGGTTTGATGCGACCAGTAAAAGGAGCGGCTGAAATGGACGGGGAGAAGCACCAAAGGGCGCTCGAATATCTTTTTAAAGGTAAGGATGAGCAAATAATATGACATTTACTTTTAAAAAATGGAAAGCACACCACTACGACAATGATAGACCTGTTGAACCTTACAGCGAAAGCGAAAACGCAGAGCAATGGGCGATGATTGCTTATTATGCAGAAGATAAACTACAAGAAGCATTTAACGCAGGTAGAAAAATACAAAAGAGCAAAAAGAAGTTTTGGGGAATAGTAAAGAGAGTGCTCGTGGCATCATATGTATTTTATATCACGACGAATATGGCACTGGGATATACAAGTGGCGATCAAATAAAAGTAATCTTTTGTGGGTTTTGCCTTGTGCTATTTGAACTGGCGTTAATACTTGGAAAGTAAGGGGTAAATAAAATGGCGGACAGTTTTGTATTTTACGCTTCATTTGCCGAAGCGATGGACGAACTCGACAACGAGCAGTACGGAAAACTTATGCGGGCGATTAATAATTATGCGTTATTTGATAAAGTGCCCGATTTAGATGGCGTTCCAAAAATGCTTTTTACACTCATAAAACCGCAACTTGACGCGAACAAAAAACGCCGAGAAAACGCAAAAAAAGGCGGCGCGCCGAGCGGAAACAGCAACGCACAAAAACAACCGACGGATATTCCGCGCGAAGAAAAAAAACAACCGTCGGTTGTTTCTCCAGAAACGAAAAAACAACCTAATGTAAATGATAATGTAAATGTAAATGTAAATGCAAATGAGAATGATTTACCCGAACCCCCTTCGGGGGATTCGGACACTTCCCCCGAAGAGCCGCAAAAAACAAAAATAAATCGCGTAACACCGCCGGATAAAGCACTGGAGCTTGCTCATTTACTTGCTACTCTGCACAAAAACTATGACAGTGCCTATGCTCCGAGCGAAAAGCATATTGCAATATGGGCGACCGACATAGACAAACTTAATCGCATTGATAAACGCTCTTACGACGACATTGAGCAAGTTATTCGCTGGGTAAAAACCGACGGTAATTTTTGGCTGCCGAATATCATGAGCGGCTCAAAGCTCCGTGAGAAATTTCCGGTGCTCTATGTGCAGATGATACACCCGCATACAAGTAGGGGCGGTTCACCGCCTAAAAACGGCATGGACGGCGATCAAAGCCAGCAATCAAAAGCACGGGCGCTCGTCGAGAGTTGGAAAACGGGGGTATACGCATGAGCGATCTGAACACACAAATACGCTCGATCGGCTGTGCGATCGACACCGAAATCGCACGGTTGCAAAAAATCCGCGACGACTTACTCGCAAACCCCGAAGCGGCAAGCGAGTGGGACAATCGGGCGCGGGAAGCCGAGCGGGAATACTACGCAGTCCTCGCCGAAAGCACGTATAAAAAAATCGTGCCGCCGAAGTTTTTTTATATGCCTCGTATACTCTACACTGCGGGAAGCGAAGCGCGTGCGAAGTTTTATCGCGAAGCACTCGCGGCGTTCGAGCGCGTCAAGGCGGGGAAGCCCGTGTCGATTTTGATGCTCGGCGAATCCGGCATCGGGAAATCATACCTCGCCTGTTGGATGATACACGAGCTTTTACACACGCGGAAACGAGACAGTGCGTATGATTTACCTTCGTTTTGGTCATGCGATTACGTTACCGGCTCGACGCTTTCGGCACGGTATAAAAACGCGGAATCGTTCGGATCGCACGAAACCCGTGACAGAATTTCCTACGAGCTGACCCTCGCGGACTTGCTTGTCGTGGACGAAATCGGGCGGAAAAAAACGCAGTGGGAGCAGGACGCTATTTTTGACATTGCAGATGGCCGGCAAAAAAGCACGGTATACATCAGCAATCTGTCTCTTGAGGATTTTGCGGATTACGTCGGCGCGGCTGTGCTCGATCGGCTCAATCCGACGAAAATTTTGATATCGACGGTGGGATGCGAGAGTTGGAGAGTATAGCGGACGAACAGCTTTTATTACCGTTTGATTTTGAGGAGCCGAAGATTGACCTTGCAGACGTGCCGCATTACCCCGCCCCGCAAGATGACAACGAACGGCTACTCGAATATCAATACCGATACAAAGTCGAGGGGGAAAAATCAGCGCTCGGCGATATGTACCGGCTCGGCGTTGAGGTATGCAAAAAGATGATAAGCCAGAAAGCAAAAACAAATAAACACATAAAAAAGCTCGGAGCCGATGAACGCATCGAAAAAGCGATCGACGCGACGAATTATGTCATCATGCGACTTATGAACCGTCCGCGCTGGTTTATAAAGACGAGTTTTACGGCGTATTTGTACTTACGGCTTTTGCACGAGTTGTTTTATCGGCGGAAGGTGGACGAAATCGTCCGTTTTGTAAGTTTAGAGGAGATGCAGGCGGTAATAACAAGAAATGAGGAGACACAATGTTAATATTTCCGCTTAAAAAAGAATGGTATGAAAAAATTCAGAACGGTAAAAAGACGATTGAATACAGGGAAGTAAAGGATTTTTGGCGTAAAAGGCTTTTTAGTGCAATGATAAAATCTGCAATTAAAACATATTATGTAAATGATATATATACTGCAGAACCTGTTAAACCTATTTTTTGTATTTTGCAACTTGGCTATACGCGTAATCATCTAAAGGCACGAATTACAAAAATCGAAATCGTAGACGGCAAAGGCACAGACCTGCATGTAGACAAACCTGTTTATGCAATACATCTGTCAGATATACAAAAACTTGAGGATTGAGGCATACAAAAATGACTATATTGGTATGGAGATAACCTGTAAAACAAACGATACCTTGCCCTTATCCGCATTGACCGAAAAGTTTAAATAAGTCCGATTTTTCCGAAACGGTAGGCTATGGGCAGGAAAAAAAAGAGTTACAAAAAAGCAGATATCCTCGAAGCCATAAAAGGGAGCGGCGGCATTGTAACAACCGTTGCCCTTGCCCTTAATTGCGATTGGCATACCGCAAAATCAAATATAGAGCGATACAAAGAAACACGGGAAGCCTTTAGCGGAGAGACAGAGACGGGACTTGACCTCGTAGAAGGAAAGGCATACGCGCAGGCTAAAAACGGCGACGGCTCGATGATCCGGTTTATCCTTGCAACAAAAGGGCGCAAGCGCGGGTACGGCGAGAAACCTGTGATCGACGAAAGCGCCGTAGAAGATACCGAATTGAGGATTGTTATCGATGACGATAAACAGTAGTAATATTTTCGCAAAGGTATATAACAAAGCATTCCGCGCAATACTCGCACACGAAAAAGAGCGCTATACTTTCCCCGGCGGGCGCGCGTCGTGCAAGTCGTCGTTTATAAGCCTCGTGATTGTTATTTTAATCGTGATGTTTCCGTCGTACAACGCGCTTATTGTGCGTAAGACGGCGAAGACATTGCGCCGAAGTGTGTTTGAACAGATTGTCTGGGCGATCCATAAGCTCGGTTTGCAGGGGCGGTTTAAAATCCCCGCGAGTAAAACGGCGGCGCTCCCGATAACGTATATCCGCAAAAACGGGCGGACGCAGGAAATCATATTCGCGGGCTGCGACGACCCCGAAAAGCTGAAATCGATTAAAGTTGCGAACGGCTATTTTGCGATTTTGTGGGTAGAGGAAAAAACGGAATTCGCCGAAGCAGAATTGCAGAATATCCGCATATCGGTTTTACGCGGCGGAGAAACGTTTTATATTTTTGAAAGCTATAACCCGCCGAGTGCAAAACGACATTGGTGCAATATCGAAGCACGAACGCGCGATCCGAATCGTATGGTGCTCCATACGACGTATAAAGACATACCGCGCGAATGGCTCGGCGAGGCTATTTTACACGACATCGAGCACACGAAAAAAACGAATAAACGGGCGTACGAAAATATTTATTTAGGCAAAGCGACCGGCACGGGATTAAACGTATTTGAAAACGTCGAACTGCGCGCAATCACTGATGATGAAATAAAAGGCTATGACGTAATAAAGCACGGCGTCGACTGGGGCTATTATCCCGATCCGTTCCAGTATGTTGCGATGTCGTATCGCAACGAAACGCTCTATATCTTCGACGAACTCCGGCTTTACAAGCACGGGAACATCGAAGCGTACCGCGCATTGAAAGACCACATGAATAAAGCCTACGTAAAGCTCGGCGGAAAACTTGACGACGGCGACCGCATAGCGATTGAGCGCATCACCGCCGACAGCGCGGAGCCGAAAAGCGTTGCGGACTTTAGAGCGTTCGGGGCGGATATGCGGGGAGCAATAAAGGGAGTGGGAAGCCGCGATGCGGGTTTTAAGTGGTTACAGGGATTAAAAAAAATCGTCATCGATCCCGACCGCTGCCCGCACGCAGCCGATGAGTTTACGCTCTATGAGTACGAACTCGATAAGCGCACGGGAGACGTTATGACAGGCTACTCCGACGGGCAAGCAGATCACACGATGGACGCAGTGCGCTATGCGATGGAAAGCACGTTCCGACACGCAGGCGAATAAATGACTATATAAAGAGAGGCAAAGATGTTTCAGCAAATAAGGGGATTTTTCATGAATATATTAAACCTTTTCCGCTCGTACACAATCGAGCAGATAACGGGAATTGAAACGAACATCACGGGCGAGATGTACGAACGTATATCACTCTGGGCGGATATGGTTGCGGGGCACGCGCCGTGGAATGACAAAGCGCCGCCGTGCGGGATATTAGATCAGATAGCGGGCAGGCTTAATAATCTTGTGAGCCGTGAAATCGGGCTTGAGGTTGAAAATGAAGCGATCGCCCCGCCGATGTATCACTTAAATGATAACGTCGATAAAGTCGTTGAGTACATCACCCTACTCGGCGGCTGCGTAATCCGCCCGATTTACAGCAACAGCAAACTGCAGTACGAAGCAATCCCGCTGGGGAACTATCTTCCTATCCGCTATGACTTCGATGGCACGCTTACCGGCGCTTTAATCATGAAAAATATCATCGACGGGAACAAAAGGTTTTTACTGACCGAAGAACACGATTTTGACGGCGCGCACCATACGGTAAAGTGCACGCTTTACGCAAACGAGGGCGGCGCATTAAAACTCGTGTCGCTTTCGTCGTGTGCGCAGACGGCGAATATAACGCCGGTGTACACATGGCAAAACGTCGCGCAGCCGATGATAATCGAATTTCGTAATCACGCAGTAAATAAAATCGACGGAAGCAACGTACCGGTTGCACTCATCGCAGGCGTCGAAAACCTTATTAAAGACGCGGACGAGCAGTACGAGCGTATGAACTGGGAGCAAAAAGCGGGCGAAGCGCGCGTTTGGGCTGACCGCGATATGTTCGCAAAGCGCACAATCCGCGACGGAAAGACCGTAGGCGTACAGATGACAAAAGAACTCAATCGCCTTGTTACGATGATTGACGGCGACGGAAGCGCAGACGGAAAGAAGATAA